ATGTGTGGCAAAAGTAATGCGTCTTTTAGAGGAAACACCTGCAACTTTAAGTTCTGATTTCATACGCTGCCGCAAATTAAGCAAGTCGCTCAAGTCAACCTCCGCGTATTTGACAATATGATCGCCATAGGCAACAGAAACTACGCGCTCGCCTTTTTGTAGCTTGGTAATCGCTTGTTCTATTTGCGCTAAATCATCTTCTGTATACATGGTGTTCTATCCCATAAAACGGCTTCTAACCACACGTGGTCTTCCTTGCGACTTTGCGGGACGCATAGGTTCTCTTGGAGGGTTATATTCAGGATTGGGATATTTTTTGTATCCCATAAGACTTTTCCATTTATTTTCATTCCAGCGATCTGCGCCAATAGCGATGGCTGCGGCTCTAGCATAGACTCGACAATCCAGCGCTTCATTACGCTCACGGATTTTTTGCCACTCACGTTTTGGATAGCCTTTGCTAATTTTGGTCACCAGTTGCTCAGCGGTGAGCTGCTTAAAATATTCAGGTCCGTAAGCTGGAAAATGACAGTAACCTGGTGGAAAACCCTCATCCCCTTGAGAAAGCTTAAGTGCATGATAAAGCTCTGACTTTAAAACCGAGACACCCACGGGCCAAAGCTTGGCGCCGCGTCTGAGCTTTTGACCGAGCACAGTTACATCTACACGGCTTGGCGCTCCAAGCGGCACAAGTGCTTTATCAACACCTTTTACAGCCATGACTCGCCCGGGAGGTAAACTTCGAATCCAACCATAGACTTCTTGAGTGGCATAACCGGCATCAACAGCCATCATGGAAATTCCTCGATCTAAGCCGTCTTCGCTCGGGAATAAAGTGCTCATCAATGTGGAAAGATGCTGCCAAGTACTGGATTTAGCAGGGTCGCCATCAAAGATGCGATAATCAACCGACCAACTCTCTCTGTTTTTACCCCATGCGACAATCTCAACTTCAATGCGGTCTTTTTGAATATCAACACCCGCCGTTAAAACAAGACCTCCATAAGGAACAGTACCGATTGAGTAATTTTCTTTGCGTTCAAACAAACGTTGCCAATCTGGTGCCTCACCTTTATCAACCCAGGTTTCACCTAAGGTGGTATTTACCCAAACCTTAAGTAGTTGTTCATTTTCTTTGGCATGCAAGAAATTTTGCGCAGCTTGCCCCCAGCTTAACCACCCAACCGGGCTGTACAAACTGGAAATATGAAAACCGACAATTTTACCATTTGATTCGCCGAATGCACGCCACTGGCCATTTGCAAGCATCCATGTTTTTTGATGATTTTGGATTTTCTCTTTGCATTCAATACAAACGTAATGAGCATTTGAGGGATCACCTTCCCATTGTACTTGGGGCCATTTTAGAATTTGAAACGTATTACAATGTGGGCATGGCACCCAGTAATAACGTTGATCGGAAGCTTCAAACTCCCGCTCAATTCGGCTTAAGCCTTGAATGGTTGGCGTTGAGACGAGTAAAATTTTGCGCCTAGCAAAGGTTGCAGTACGTTGAATAGCAAGGGAGACAGGATCACCTTCACCGTCAGCATCACCCGGGTAAGCATCAATTTCATCTAAGAATAAATACCTAACCGGCATAGAACGCAACCCAACAGCACTATTGGCACCGGTCACCACAACGATGCCGCCGGTAAATTCTTTGCTTTGGACGGTGTTGCCTGAATCGCGAGATCGTGGGTCTTTGACTTTATCGCGTAAGGTAGGTGTGTCATCGATGAGTGGTGCTAAACGTCCTTTGGACCAACGCTTACCCATTTCAACGGTGGGCTGAACAACCAACATAGGACCGGGCGCTTGATCAATGATATAGCCAATCCAGTTATTGCCGGCCTCAGTGCCACCGATTTGTGCGCCTTTCATAAAAATCACTTTTTCAACTGGTGATGATGGTGATAAGGCGTCCATGATTTCTTTTAAATAAGGTGTGCGTTCGGTGCGCCATCTGCCTGGTTCAGAGGACGCGGTTTGCGATAACATGCGAAAACCATCAGCCCATTCAGAGACTTTGAGTAGCGGATCAGGCCGAAGCCCGGCATTAAAACTGGTTTGATAAGCTTCAAGTATCACGGCTGATCTCCTCTAATGCGGTTCGAATTTCTTGCAATAACACCTCATGAATTTTATGGGAATCATCGATAGATGCTAAAAGCGAGGCAAGGCGATCAGGGATATTCATCAAGCTATCACGTACGATTCTGGCTTTGTTGAAGGCGGATACTTTGACGTCTTCTACTGAAACCAGAGCTCCAATTTCTGCTTTGGCGCGGGCTTCCAAAAGCTTGCCGCGTTCCATTTCATTTTTGATGCGGGTTTTAAGGAGAAGTGTTGAAAGCTCAGTTACATCAGAGGTACTTTTGCGTCGCTCAGGTTGACTTGGATCACGCATGACCGCCAAAGCAGCATCTGCTTGTTCTACATCTACAAGACCATCAACCAAATGAATGAGGCCACTTTGTACAAGTTGACCTGCATATTGCCTTGAGAATCCATGCCGCTTTGCCCACTGCGATTGCTTGATGAGTTCCATAAGCTATCACGTACATAGTTCATCAAAGGTCTTTCGAGTGCTAGCATGAATGGCCTTTGATTTAGTTTGCATCTGGAATCGCCTAATGATGGTATCGATGTATTTTGGATCAAGCTCAATCATCCGGCAGCGTCTTTTGGTGCGTTCTGCGGCCATGAGTGTTGTACCAGAACCACCAAAGGGATCAAGAACGATATCGCCCACCTTGCTACTGTTCGTGATAGCACGCTCCATAAGTGCCACTGGCTTCATGGTGGGATGCAAATTATTAGCGTTGGGTTTATCAATAAACCAGACATCGCCTTGATCACGGGCACCACACCAATGGCGATCAGCGCCTTCACGCCAGCCATAAAGAATAGGTTCATATTGCCGTTGATAATCAGCGCGACCCAAAGAAAAATGATTTTTAGCCCAAATCAAAAAAGTAGACCAATGACCACCGACTTGTTTAAATACTTTTTGTAACACAGCAAGTTCTGAGGCTGCCATGCACATATAAATGGCGCCTTTGGTGTTCATAATGATGTTAGAGCAGACGTCATAGAGAAAACTTTCAAAGCCTTCTCCAAGATTGTCATTCAAGATTTTGTGTTTGTTTTCACGGGATTTGTTCCGCAGTGTATCTTTGATGCTGGCGCCATAATTGACGTTATAAGGTGGATCACACACAGTGATATCGGCTTGTTCATCCTCTAAAACAATTTTGTAGGAATCAATTAGGGTGCTATCACCACAATACAATCGGTGCTCACCTAAAATCCATAAATCACCGGGCTTGCTGATGACTAGGACATTATCTGTCGAATCAACTGAATCGGCTTCAGCAGGTTTCTCAAGATCAATATCGGTTGCATCCAGCAGCTTTTGTATTTCATCAAAATCAAACCCGGTTAATTCCAGATCAAAATTAAGTGCCTGCAAATCTTCCAGTTCAAGCTTGAGTAAATCTTCGTCCCAATCCGCCCAATTAGCCGATTGATTGGCAAGCAATCTAAAGGCTTTGATTTGGGCATCACTTAAATCATCGGCTAAAATCACCGGGATTAATTGTAAACCCAGTTTTTTAGCAGCTTTAAGGCGTAAATGGCCATCAATAACGCTGCCATCACTTTTAGCAATGACGGGGATACGAAAACCAAATTCTTTGATGGAGGCACACATTTTATCAACCACCGCATCATTTTTGCGGGGATTGCGGGCGTATGCGATAAGATTGTCGATTGGGATATGTTGGATTTGAAGTTCAGTCATAAGCGCACCCGTTCCTTAATATTTGTGTCAAGTGTCAAGGTTTGGGCCAATTCTAACGCTAGTAAAATCCCGGGGCTTTGCCACCCGCATGGCATAGGTATGGGGAAGGACCCGTGCATACCAATACCAGGACGATGAGAATATTCAGTTGCATTTTTAAGACTTACAGCGTTATCTAACCCATGACCTTGTCACCCTTTCTTATTTGAATTTCTTTCATATCAACTCTATTCAGCTTTGAGCTTTCATTCGTCCGCATATTTGCAACTTTTTTGCAAAATATTTTTTGGCTGATGAATGCTCCAATTGTCTCTGGTAGTTATATTCAGCAACACCACATGATCCGTCCGCAAAACTGAAAATATTTTTTTCATTGCAGTGGGCCTTTGGTATTGCTGATAGGTGTTATATTCACTGTTATGCATAGATGTGTCCGACTAAAGAAAAAATATTTCATCGAAGATCACTCAAACACGCGGCATACCCCGCAACATCAACCAGGCTATCGTAATGCCCAGGGTTCTTCTGTAATCGTGCAATCTTTAAATCCAGCATCATCAAGCCGACTTGAGCGGGCGTAATGGTTGTGCCAAGGATTAGCGACCAGCGTTTAGCAATATGCTCAAAATTCTCTTTGGGTGAGCCGTAAGTCTTCTGCCGTTCCTCAATGGTTGAGATGGATTGTTCCAGTAATCGTTTGCCGTTCATCATTTTGCTCCCATGTTGTCTTGTGCCCATAGCAGTAATGCCAGGCTATCGGCTTCATTATCATCCACCGGATTAAATCCTTTGGCTTTAACAGCTGCGATAACCTCTTCCTTGCTGGCATTACCTTTACCGGTGGCATGACGCTTAATCGTCCCAACGCTAACCCCTTGATAAGGGATTTCTTGATCTTCACACCAAGCTGTTAAATGTGCTAAAAACCCGCCGTAGGTATGTGCTGCATCCACGCCTAAATGCCTACGTACTTCTTCAAAATAGACAGCCTTGATGTCCACTTTTTGTTTGAGGGAATCCAAAAAATGGCGAAAGCGTAAGAAACGCATACCACCCCCACTAAAGCGCGATGTATGAAAGCTCTCACTGCCACTGAAGACGCGTCCATCACTCAGCAAAGCCCATCCGGTTTGCGTTCCTAAATCTAAAGCCAAGGTGTTTTCCATATTCACCATCCAAGAAATGCTATTCGCAAAATTTATTTTCTGGTGTTTATGTTCAGCTTTGTTTGTAGTTGTGTTCGCAAAAATATGAAGTTAGAAGGGGGAACTTTTACGCGCGCGAAATACCTTTTATAAATATCGGGGCAAGTGCCCGTCAGGGTCACTTACCCTATATATTTATATATAGGGAGTTTCTCCCGAATCTAGAAATCTTCTGAAACCCTAGTAAAATCAGGGGTTTGCGCTAGATTTCCAAGACCCGCGTCTAGATTTCTTGTAAATCTAGAAACAGCCCTCAAACCCTTGATTTACCTGGATTTCTAGATTTCTGCAGATTCTAGATTTACAAAATCTGGGTCTAGATTTACAAAAATCACCCCTCATTTAGAACTCATATTGCCAATGCCATAAGGTGAATGACCTCAAAAGCGCCTGTCATTTAAAATTCACAACACCAGTGCCATGTGGCAAATGAGCTTAAAAATTATTTTTATCGAAAGCTCACAGCACCAATCTCACCTGATAATTCTTTCGCCATCCAATCCCATTCCAACATCTCATCCGAGTGATCTTATTTAATTTTCTAGAAGTCTGATTCTATGTTTTGGAGTGGGCTTATTTTAAGGCCCTTACAATTGCCCGCGGTCTTATTTGATTTAGGAGCAATCGGTCAGAAAACCCTCCAAAAATCGCATCCTTGAAGCATGAACCAATCAAGGAGGCTTCATATGAGATCACGTAATAATTACTCAGGTTTAGAGCCTGAGATCGTCAAACAACTGAAATACCATGCCTGGCGTTTAAAGCAAATGAAATGCTTTGAATCACAGGAAATAGAGGACATTGAGCAAGACTTATTGCTTGAGATTTGGCCGGCTTTATCCAAGTTTGACCGCTCAAAAAGTAGCCTTGCAACCTTTGTCGATAAACTTCTGACCCGTCGCAGCAATAATTTGATTCACAAACAAATGTGCATCAAACGGGGCGGTAAAACCCAAACTTTGTCTTTGGATCAAGAAGATGAGAATGGCCAAACCCTTATGGATTATTTGGCAGATGATCATTGCTTTGAAGATGAGATCAGCATTCGCATTGATGTGAGTAAGGCGATTGATCAATTGCCGGAAAGCTTTCAAACGCTTTGTGAGCAGCTAAAAATCTTCACCATCACCGAAGTATCGCACATGAGCGGGCGCTCCAGAGCCGCTATTTACCGGGATTTAGAGCTCATGCGGCCCATGTTTTTTCTTAACTCTGTCTACATCAGAAGGTGCGAACAATTTTTTCCCCAATGCGGAATATAACAACCACACCAAGGAGAACTGTATGCAAAATTTAATACTACTATCGTTTCTAGATGAAGCTAAACCGACTGAAATCAGCCAGCTTTCTTCCGAAGATTTGCGCTCGCTGATGGAAAGACTGAATGAAATGGCTGAGTGCCTTAAAAAGCGCAAAACCCTTTTAGAAGACGGCCTCAATCTTAAATTCAGCCAAGCAGCGCAGGACAAATTAAAGCTAGACGGCAGGGATACGGGCACCATTCGCTTTGATGACGGCGTTTACACCATTGTTGCTGAAATGCCTAAGAAGGTGGTTTGGGATCAAGAAAAACTCGAAACCATTATCGACAAAATCCCCGCCGGTGAACGCAAACACTACGTCAAAGCCACCTATGCCGTTGATGAGCGCAAATACCTGAGCTGGTCTGATGACCTTCGCAAATTCTTTGATGAGGCAAGGAGCGTCCATTTAGGCAAACCAAAATTTCAAATTATCGATGGAGGTAACGACCAATGAGCATGAAAATTATCAGCGCCGATGAGCGTTTAAAACAACAAACCGGCGTCAAAATGGTGATCTTTGGTGGCTTTGGAATCGGCAAAACTCGGCTACTTACAACGCTTGATGAACCAACCCTATGCATTGATTTAGAAGCAGGTTTACTTGCGGTTCAAGACTGGCAGGGTGACGCAATTAGTATCCGCACCTGGAATGAAGCGCGCGACATTGCTTGCCTTATTGGTGGTCCTAATCCAGCGCTCAGGCCCGATCAACCCTATAGCCAAAAGCATTATGAATATGTCTGCGCTCATTATGGTGATCCCAAAGCGATGGAAAAATACAAATGTATTTTCATCGACAGCATCACGGTTGCTTCACGCCTTTGTCTGACATGGGCTAAATCCCAGCCTGAGAGTTTTTCCGATAAAACCGGCCGATCAGACACCAGAGCTGCCTATGGACTCTTGGCTTCTGAGATGATGGCTTGGCTGAACCAATTCCAGCACATCCCGCAAAAAGATGTGATTTTGGTAGGCATTTTAGAGCAGCGATTGGATGACTTTAATCGTCCCCTTTGGGTACCTCAATGTGAGGGTAGTAAAACAGCTAATGAAATACCGGGCGTGCTTGATGAGGTCATCAGCATGGTGGCCATGAAGACGGAAGATTCCCCCGATAAAAGAGCCTTTGTGTGTCAGACGCTCAATCCTTGGGGATATCCGGCTAAAGATCGCAGTGGCAGGCTTGAGATGGTTGAAGAAGCCCATCTTGGCAAATTACTCAAAAAAATTAAGACCTCTCCAGCAAAGAACCAGATTTCGACCCCTGACTTTGCTGAAGAGGCTAGCACAACCCTTAATACCAAAGGAGCACCAACACTATGACATACGAATTTTCAACAGATTTCAATAACGCTTTGCCACAAAATGATTTGGCCCTTATTCCAGCCGGAACTTTAGCTAAGGTAACAATGACCTTACGCCCCGGTGGGTTTGGTCCAGGACAATGGCTGACTAAAAGTGATCGCACAGGTTCAGTCTATCTCAATACCGAACTGACCATTCTAGAAGGCCCTTATGCTAAACGCAAAGTTTACCATTTAATCGGCATTGAAGGCGCTAAACGTAACGCTAAAGGCGAAGATACCTGGGGCATGAACGGCAGAACGATGATTAGGTCCATCTTGGAATCTGCCAGAAACATCCATCCAAATGATCGTTCCCAAAATGCCATTGAAGGTCGAACCATTAACGATCTTCTGGAGCTGATGGGAATAGAGTTTGGCATCAAAATCGGTGTTGAGGAAGATAAAAGCGGCAATTACCAACCCAAGAACACGGTCCTTTCGATTATCACCCCAAATTACAGCTCTTATGCGTCAGTCATGGGCGTAAGCGGCCATAAGCCTCAAGCTTCAGATGTGCCAGAAACACCTTCTTCTTCTGCGCAACCAAGCTGGATTAATAGGTAGGAGGTAAATTATGACACGACATCATCCTCCAAAAGCTTCACCTCAGCCCATCGATATTCTGATGGTAAGCGGTGCGATAAAGCCTCTTACTGCCATTGAAATAGGCGATGAGATCATGGGTGCAGATAGTCTGCCACGAACGGTCATTGATATCAGAACATCTGTAGAAGATGCCTTTGAAATCAGGCCGATTAAGGGAGCGTCATTTGTTTTAGGTGCCAGCCAAGCTTTGCCGTTGGTACGCTCTACAAGCCTTGAACTCTATGATCTAAAATCCATTCAGATGTGGGAATACCTCAAGCAATCACCGCATTTCAAGGGCGTGCATTTGTTATACCGTATGCCTGTGAATTTTAGTGAAGGTCCAAAATTACCACTTGATCCGTATTTTTTAGGCATTTTACTTGGTGATGGCTGTTTTCGAAATACCTCGCCGAGCATCACCACACCTGATCCAGAGATTGTGGATTATTGCTTTGTGATGGCAGATCAAATGGGACTTTCGGTACGTATCGATCAAATCCCGGGTAATCAAGCCAATGGCTATTATTTTAGCAGTATTAGCGGGAAAACCAATCCACTGACTGAGGCTTTGCGGAATCTTGGTTTATACAACAAAAGCTCACCGGAGAAATTTATCCCGGACATCTACAAGCGCGCTTCTAAAAAAGTACGTCAAGAGATTTTGGCAGGGTTACTTGATACAGATGGTCACATGCTCCACAAAACCTTTGAGTACACGACTTCAAGTAAGCAGCTCGCACAAGACATTGCATTTGTTGCCCAAAGCTTAGGTTTGATGGCACTGCCAAAAGAGCGAACCGTTGAAGGGCAAATCTATTACCGTTTTTGTATTTACGGTGATTTCAAAGACATCCCACTTCGTGTTGGACGTAAAATTCCGGGTCCAAGGGTGCAAAAACGCCATGTTCTGCGCACCGGATTTACTGTGCATCCGCTACCTGCGCAGCAATGCCTGAAGTTGGTTTTACAAGGGCCGGATAGCCTTTATTTAAAATCTGACTTCATGGTGATGCAAGGAGAGCAGCCATGAACGTTACAGGAGAAATACTACTATGGCGGGCTGTGATTGATAGAGCCGCGCGCGATGCCTTGGGATGCACCGATTCCAACCTTTATAGGCACCAAGCGCTGCGCTGGTTTTTTCAAAAATCACCCCAGTCTTTTTGCTTTGTCTGTGATCTTGCCGAGCTTGATCCAGATGCGGTGCGCGATCACTTCTTCAAAGCGCTCATGACGAAAAATATTCAACATCTTCAAAAGGTACTCAAATGGTCATAACATGTCAAAAAATCAAGAACCGTGGTGCGCATTCTGTCACGGTAAAGCCAGCGGCTTTGGATGGTTTCATCCAAACAACCATTATTCAAAACATTGGTGGTTTTGCAGCAAGAAATGCCAGGATGCCTTTAGCAGCTGGCGGCGAAGGTTCCAACAGTTCCACCCGGAACAAAGGGAATGTTACTTCCGTCCCGAATCATATTATCCGAAACGCCCAGATCCTCTTCAATTATCTGGCGAAACACGCGAATCTAGCAGCGCCTATCGGAAGCCTTACCGTCGCTGACCTAATTAAATGGTGCCAAATCATAAATGAGGCCAATCATGGAAAGTAAATTAGCAGCGATGCTGGATAGCGCTATTGCACAAGAACACCGTCAAAAACCTAAAAGATCATACCTTGGTGCCTCTCGTTTAGGAGAAAATTGCGCGCGCAAATTGCAATATGAATTTATGGGTGCAGAACCTGATCAGCCCTTTACAGGCAAACAATTGCGGACTTTTGCGATGGGTCATCATCTGGAATCGTTAGTCATCTCATGGATGAAAGATGCCGGGTTTGATATCAGAACCCATAACAAAGACGGCCAACAATATAGCTTTTCTGTAGCAAACGATCGCATCGCCGGGCATATTGACGGCGTAATTGTAGCAGGCCCTGATGGTTTTCTTTATCCGGCGCTTTTTGAGTGCAAAACGCTCAATAATAAATCCTGGAAAGACCTTGAAAAGCATGGACTGGCTGTAAGTAAACCAGGCTACTACGTGCAGATTCAGCTTTATATGGCTTATATGCAGCTAACAGAAGCGCCGGCCTTATTGGTTGCGCTTAATAAAGATACTTCAGATCTTTATTTTGAGTGGGTGGCTTTTGATGGCGCTGTGGCGCAAAAATATTCCGATCGCGCAGTACAAATATTACAAGCATCAAGCGCTTCTGAATTATTGCCGCGTTTAAGCCAAGATCCCAATTACTTTGAGTGCAAATGGTGCCCTTACCATAAAACCTGTTTTGGAGGGGGCTTATGAGCAATGTCATTGATATGAAGGATTTCTTTAACTTCAACACAGCAATCCCGCAGAACTGCTTTGAAAGCACAGCACCTTGGGAACCGTCAGAACAAGTATCAGAGCTGAAAGCCAGATTACTGTACAGCCTTAAATCCTGTTTATCCTATTTGTTGCCAGGTGGTGTCTTTCAGCGCAATAAATTTTATGTGGGTGATGTGCAAGGCAATCCCGGCCAAAGCTTAGTCGTTGAGCTTGAAGGTAATCGCATCGGTATGTGGCATGATTTTGCAACCGGCGAAGGGGGTGACATTATCAGTCTGTGGGCAGCAGTTACCGGCAAAGATACGCGCTCGCAGTTCCCTGAAATTTTAGCTGATATTGCCCAGTGGTCCGGTGAGCGCACCAAAAGCGTATATGCTATGGTTTCAGAAATTAAGAAAAAGCACGAGGCTACACAAGAGGAAGAAGGACCTGAGCTGCTCGGGGCCCCCACAGCCAGATGGGATTATTTTGATGAAGCCAACAAATTGATTGCCTGCGTTTATCGTTATGAAACTGATTCCGGTAAGCAATATAGACCATGGGACGTTAAAACCTGCCGTAATCGCGCTCCCAATCCAAGGCCGCTTTACAACATTCCTGGCATCTTAAAAGCCAAAACAGTTGTGCTTGTTGAAGGCGAAAAATCAGCAGATAGCCTCATTAAACATGGCATTACTGCAACCACTGCGATGTTTGGCGCCAATGCACCCATTGATAAAACCGATTGGGAACCGCTTAAAAATAAACATGTCATCATTTGGCCGGATCATGATGAGCCAGGCCGACAATATGCCGATAAAGTGTCATTAAAACTCAAAAACCTGGGTGTGGCATCAATTAAAATTCTTCAGATTCCAGAAAATAAGCCCAAAGGCTATGATGCAGCGGATAGCGATGCAGAAGGTGTCGATCTTGAAGATTTTATTGAACTTTGTCCGAAAAAGACAATTAGCGTTAATAAGATGGTCCCGGCTTTTACCTTGGGGCAATTACTTCAGGATGATTCACCCATGCCTTGTGATGTGATTGCCCCGCGTATCGTAACACCCGGTGGGCTGTTGATTTTTGGCGGCGCGCCCAAAGTCGGAAAAAGCGATTTTCTTATAAGCTGGCTTGTGCATATGGCAGCCGGCATTCCCTTTTTAGAGATGAAGCCTGCAAAGCCCTTGAAGATTTTTTATCTGCAAACAGAAATTGGTTATCATTATTTGCGTGAACGTCTTAAACAACTGGAACTTGATCCTGATGTGCTCGAGCAAATCAGCAATAACCTTGTGATCACGCCACAAACTAGAATGCTGCTGAATGATGAAGGCATTGCTCAGATTGTACAAACCATCAATGATTTTTTTGATCCGAAAACCGTTGATTTAATCGTTATTGACCCTTTGCGCAATATCTTTGATGCAGGCGATCATGGAACCGAAAACGATAACAATGCCATGTTGTTTTTCTTGCAGGAGAGATTAGAACGCCTGCGTCATCAGGTAAATTCCAATGCCGGGATGATTGTTGCCCATCACACCAAGAAGATTACCAAGAAGCTTTTGGAAGAAGACCCTTTTCAGTCTTTGAGCGGTGCCGGCGCCCTCAGAGGTTTCTACACCACCGGCATGATTCTCTTTAGGCCCGATGAAACCAAAACACCGCGGCAATTGATTTTTGAACTGCGTAACGGTGAGCGTATTGATAATAAGTGGGTCGATAAAATAGCCGGCAAATGGTCGGTGCTGGAAGAAGAATCCGAGCGTTTAGTGAATAAGCATTACGGTGAAAAGTTGGACGCAGAACGCCGGCGCAAACACGATATTATTCTCCAGCTGATTTACGATGAAGCACGCAAAGGCAAGCTTTACACCGCAAGTCAATTTTGCAGAGCTTTTGAAAACAGATCAGGCCTTGGAGGCCAGCATTCTATTCGTGATCGCATTGATGTGCTTTCTACAAAGGGTTACATCAAATTCTGTAAAACCGCTGCCCGCAAATCAAAATATGGATTTTTATGCGTGGAGGCTATGGATTTGAAGGAGACAAAAGTTGATTCTGAAACAGGCGAAGAAACTACCCACTTTCAGCCTATTTTACCCACCCATTACAAGTCAGCTGAAGATGGCACCATTATCCCTTTAGAAAATCCTTCACTTTGGTTTTATCATGATTAGTTATTTGGTAAAAACCAGATTGAAAGGGTTTAGACGGTATCCGTACTCCTGCTTTTTAAACCCAGGCCAGCCAAGGGTTTGGATAATATCATCTCGTTTGATGTTACTGCCCAGTTCTTTAGCCAGGGTCTCTTCAATAGCCTTTTGCATCTTGTTAAGCGGCCTTCTAATTTGCTGTTCTAAATCATCAATCAACCCCATATGCGGCTCTAAGCGCTCAGCAATTTGATGTAAATTAAGCGGTGTGTGCATGTCTTTGGGTTTACCTTCTTCAAAATCGCGCCAGTATTGTTCCAGTAAAATTCTGAAAATCTGAATACGACTTGGAGCTTGTTTACCAATGACGTGAATGCCGCCAACAAAAATACCTTCGCTATCAATGGTGATGCTGTAGGTTATTTGTTTTTCGACCATCTTTGGTTGATGCAGCGACACAAAAGGCAATATCTGCCTTGAAACATTAGGAATCTCTTTGGGGATGCCATGCGCCATCGCCATATGCAAGCCTTGCTGTAAAGACAGCCTTTCGCTCATCAAATCTGATAACTTGATGGTCGTTATATCAAGCGGTAAATGAGGCAAACTTTTGCGCAATGTGATGATAAGTGTCGGTTGCGCTTTGATGCGATCTACAGCCAAATACGAGGGGTTATCTATAAAATCAGGCAAAATCACCGTGACAAATCCGTTATCGAGTAGCACATGATAAATACCGGCACTGGGACTCTTAAAGACAAGCTCTCTCAGTTCTGCTTCAAACCACTGTACTATAGCCTGCTTTTGTAAGGATAAGGATACAATATGAAAACGTTGTTTTTGCTGGGTGATCGGCAAGATGTAACGACCACATTCTTCGCAGATCAGATCATCGCAGGATTCATCGAAATCATCAGAGATGGGAATTTTGTTCTCACAATCCGGATTGATCAGATTGTCAAAATCTAACGCATCTAAGGGATTGGCGCACTTGATGAAATAATGCTCTTTAAGCTGGATAAAGCCAAGCTGTCCAAGATGATAAGCCGCCTCTAGATAAACCTGATTTGGGTTGATCCATGAATTGCTGGACTCAAGCAAAGCCTGCAATGCATATTCATGCGCAGCATTTTGCTTTAGGCAAGATCGTAAGGCCATAGCAATCCTTCATCCATGTTTTAAAAGCTGAGCGTCCTTTTTTATCCAACACATATTCTGAATAGCAAATCATCACATGACCAGGATCAGCCGCATCTACCCTGAAAAAGAGGGTTACCTTTTTACCTTGAAACACCACTCTTACCGAATCAATCATGGCAATATCATCCAAAATATCGCCAATTGCCTGATGTAGCGCTTCAAGCTCTTCTGCAATTGGGTCTGTCGGATGTGTTGTTAAAATCAGATGAGTGTTATTTTTAAGATGAGCTGATCTGAATTTAAGTTCAAAGAGTTTTAGTTCCTTATCGCTTTCACTTGCGCACGACCGAAGGAAAGTTTTCACTTGAGCAGCAAAGTTGTAATCCTGCATATTGATGAAGGAGCAATCCTTATCGAAATAACTACTTACCAAACGATCGGCAATCTTCAATCCCTGGTTGGAGCATTTGGCACAAAGATTTACTTGATTAGCGTTGACAGCAAAATCCAGGATAATCCAATCCGGCTTATGGCCATGGACAATGCGATTAGAACTTAACAGCAAATCTTCATCACTGGCCCTGCGGATAAAGAGATATAGCCGATCTTCATGATAAAACAAACCCTGAAGATGGGTTTCAAAGCTGTCATTTTGCTCTTCATCATGAACTTTAAGAGTAGAGCGAACTAAATCTTCAGTCACAAATTCTTTGAAAGAAGCAGCAGGCTGACGCGTCGGGTTTTTTAGCACAAAGGAGCCAAAGCCTTTCTTTTGCACCTTATCAAAATGGTACACATGTTTGAGCAACTCAGGATCAGCCTTAAAGAGGGCAAACAGCATGCCTTTCTTGTCATATTTATCGTCTTTAACCAATAACTTGGCCATGGTTTCAGCAGAAAGAACGGGTTTTGCAATTTCAGTGATAGCAGCTTCAAGTTTGGCGTGGTTAAAATGGTGAACTAGGAAATAGTTGAGCAATTCTTCAGGAAAATCAGTTAAAGTCTTGCGCATTTGCTGCACGGAAAGTTCATGGGGAGGTTTTTTCATGGATAGGTCAAACAACAGGCCAAGCTGGCGTCCTGATAAGGAATCAAGCCAATTCTTGCGAATCTTGGCATCTTGGTAATCCTGGATCAGCCTATCAAGGGGCATTTCCAGATGACTTTCCCAAAATTCACGATTCGGATGGATCTTAGCCATCAACACTTCATTGTTTAACACCATTTGCAGCATTCGTTTTAACCTCCACTGTTTTTCTAATTGCAATCACTTTCCCAAGAATCCTTAAATCTTGGCCCTTTTTGACATGGATGACTTCATGCTCTGGATTTTCAGGCCGAAGTTCCACACCGGTTAAAGTTTGATAAAAGGTTTTGCAGGTTGCTTCCTCGTCGATTAAAGCAACGATAACCTCACCATTCATCGCAGTCGGCTGAGACCGGACCACGACATAGTCTTTGTCATGAATGCCGATACCAATCATGCTATCCCCGCAAATTTGCAGGGCAAAGCACTCACCACGCGCAAGACTTACGTCCACACAAAACTCACCTAGATGATCTTGAATCGCTAAAATCGGATATCCTGCCGCCACACGACCTATCACTTGAATAGGCACAATATGGGGAATTTGATCTGACTTTAGGGGTTGATCCAAGATCTCAATAGCTCGAGCTTTTCCATGACCTCGACGCAAATAACCTTTAGCCTCCAGCTGCTGAATAATCTCCAGCGCCGATACAGCAGAAACGCCACGCTCAGCTGCAATTTCCCGCAACGAAGGAGCAACGCCATGCTGCTCTTTGAGACGGCAAATGACAGAAAACGTGTCCTCTTGGGCCTTGGTCAGTCCTACGGACTTAACTGGACCCGGTTTGGTTTTCTTAAGGTTTTCCATTGCTTTGTAGTTGAACCTCATATCCTAAAATTTAACTTAAATTTATCATACCTAACAGGTGTTAGGTTAGTCAAGAGCTATTTGTAACATATGAAGTTCTCGCGAACGAAATCTCTCCGGAAGCTGTAAATAACCCACATGCCAATCAGATGAGGTTCTATATGCCACTAACAACAGCTCAACACTATGATCGCCTGAAAGAAGTTGCACATATTATCGCTACAGCAATTATACGTGTACACTCTAGTAAAAACCTAGGTAAATCAAGGCTTTCAGAGAAACTTTCTCTTGACTTCTCTTCAAAAGGAAGCGCTTCTAGAGCAAGTTTGTTAGAGAAAACTAATTATGGTCAAGATCATGATACGAAGTACGGCGCAAGCCAAAGAATCTGTTATTAAGCAAGTTCTGGCTTTACAAAGTAAAAGCACCGCAGAACTTAAAGAATTGTGGCGAAGTATTTTTGATACGGATGCACCGCCGCATTCCAAAACCTATCTCATCCCAAGGCTGGCCTATCGTCTGCAAGAGCTCGCTTACGGCCCTATGGCTGAAAAGTCAGCAAAGCAGCTGGATAATCTAGCCGATCAAATGGAGAAAGGTAAAAAATTCACCAATCACTATATGGCCGCTAAGCCATTAGCCGGTACCAAGCTCATTCGTGAGTTTCAGGGCAACTTGCATGAGGTTCTGGTATCAGAAAACGGCTTCATATACCAAGGGCAAAGCTATAAATCCTTGTCCGCCATTGCCCGCAAAATCACTGGCACCAGATGGAATGGACCGGCGTTCTTTGGCCTGCGCAGTAATAAGGAGGCCTGATGAATAAAAAGATACGCTGCGCCATTTATACCCGAAAATCCCATGAGGAAGGATTAGAGCAGGCCTTTAACAGCCTTGATGCGCAACGACTTGCCGCTGAAAGCTATATCGCCAGCCAACAACATGAAGGATGGGTCGCTTTAGCTAAGTCTTATGATGATGGTGGTTATTCCGGTGGTACCCTGAACCGTCCGGCTTTACAAGAGTTGTTTCAAGATATTGAGAATGGTTTGGTTGACTGCGTAGTGGTTTATAAAATTGATCGTTTATCGCGCTCCCTGATTGATTTTTCCAAGATTGTTGAACTGTTTGATAAGCATCAAGTGACGTTTGTTGCCGTGACCCAATCATTCAATACATCAAGCTCCATGGGCAGGTTGATGCTTAATGTGCTTTTGAGTTTTGCCCAATATGAGCGTGAACTTACCGGTGAACGTATCCGTGATAAATTTGCCGCCTCCAAGAAAAAAGGCATGTGGATGGGTGGCAACCCACCGCTTGGTTATGACATTTGTGACCGCAAGCTAGTTATCAACCAAGAAGAAGCAAAACTGATTCGGCATATCTTTAGCCGTTTTTTGATTTTGCGCTCAACCACTAATCTTGCGCGGGAACTCAATCAGCAAGGCTATCGTACCAAGCTTATCGTCAGCAAAACTGGCAAGGAATATGGCGGGCAGTTATTTACAAAAGCCAACCTTCGCAGAACATTGATTAACCCTGTTTATAAAGGGTTTGTTTCCCATAAAGATGCTGTTTATGAAGGTGAGCATGAAGGTATCTTAGAGCCTGAATTTTTTGACGAAGTGCAGCGTGTTTTTGAAAAATGCCCGCATATCAGAGGCAGAGAATCTTCGGCTAAAGATCAGGCGCTACTAAAAAACCTCATTCGTTGCCAGGTCTGCGATGTATCCATGACGCCAACCTACACCAAAAAGAAAGACAAACGCTATCGATATTATGCTTGCAGCAATCATTTACGCGGCAAAAGCTGCACCTCTCATCACAAAACCATTGCATCCAATGAAGTTGAGCGCTTCGTGGTACAACAAGTACGTGAACTTCTCAAATGTCCTGAAATTACCGCTAAAACCCTGAAATCTTTGGAGGGGCAAATCTCTACGGATGAAGCCTTTGCCATGCTGCAGCAAATTGATGTGATTTGGGATTCGCTTTTTCCGGTTGAGCAATACCGAATCATTTGCTTGCTGATCAAAGCAGTGCTTGTGCGAGAAGACGGCATTGATGTGCGCATTCATACAGATGGACTGCAGAGTTTATTGCTCCATGCCGGTATGGAGGCATGTCTATGA